GTTCTTTTCTGAACCCACCAACAATCGGTACTGGTTTACCTTCTCCAACCCTCGGCGTAACACTGGACCGTTTTATGACAGTTTCCATGCTCGCAGCAAATATTGGCAGACTACGCAGATTGATTCTCGTGATGTCGAGGGCACTGATAAAGCTTTGTTTCAAAAAATGATTGAGCAGTATGGTGAGGACAGCACCGTGGCTCGGGTTGAAGTTATGGGTGAGTTTCCGCAAGCAGATGATGATACTGTCATACCTATGGAGTTGATTCGTGCGGCCCAAGGTCGAGATGTTTCTCTGACTGCCTCTGCCCCGATTATTTGGGGTTTAGATGTGGCTCGTTTTGGTGGTGACAATTCAGCATTGTGTGTCCGTCAAGGCAACACGGTCTTGGATATACAAAGTTTTCAGTCCATGGATTTGATGCAGTTGTGTGGAGTTATTAAAAATAAGTATGACACTTGCACGGCCATTGAAAGACCACAAGAAATCTTGGTCGATGTGATTGGTTTGGGTTCTGGTGTGGTTGATCGTTTGGCTGAGCAAAACTTACCAGTACGGGGTGTCAATGTTGCCGAAGCCCCAGCAACGAAAAAAAATTATTTGAATTTACGGGCAGAACTTTGGTTTGCTATCAAAGACTGGTTAGTACCTCGTGATTGTCGGTTGCCAGAGAATGATGAATTAGCTGCCGAACTCGCAGCACCGCAATATAAATATACCTCAAGTGGCAAAATAAAAATTGAGTCCAAAGACGAGATGCGGAAACGGGGTATCAAATCACCTGACAAAGCCGATGCTTTGGCTCTGACCATGGCCAGCAGTGCTGCCAGTTTTAGTGGCAGTGCCAGTTATTTAGGGTATAATTTTAGAAAACCACTGAAATCCAAAATATTTAGAGTAGGGTAATATGGCAGAAGAGAAAAAATTATCAGCAGAAGCTATGGCAGTTGAAGCTGCTGCCGAAGCACAACTCAACGAACTTGAAAGTGTGCTCAAAGCAGAAATGGATGATGCCAAAGACTTTATCCACCAAGTCGGGCAAGAACGAGCAGAATCCACCGAATACTATTTAGGTAACGAACCAGAAAGCACCTCCACTTTACAATCAGAGTTTATTTCTACCGATGTGCGTGACACGGTGTTATTTATGTTGCCTTCAATTATGCGTACTTTTTTTGGTACCAAAAAGGTAGTTGAGTTTGTGCCCAAAGGTCCAGAGGACATCCCACTGGCAGAACAACAAACCGACTATATCAACTATATCGTGCAACAAAAAAATCCAGGTTTTAATGTCTTGTACTCGGCTTTCAAAGATGCCCTGGTCCGCAAGACTGGTTTTGTCAAAGCATTTTGGGATGACTCCGTACATGCCAGCACTCACGAATATACTGACCTCGACCCCCAAGCATATCAAGCGTTGATCTTAGACCCCGATGTGGAAATCGTACAAGAGGAGGCAACCACTGAAAGTGTGACTGCTATCAATCCGGAAACCGGTGAGGAAGTTACCCAAACTATACCGACTAAATACGACTTGATTATCCGTCGGGTCAAAGCCCGCAACCAAGTCTGTTTAGAAGCTGTGCCACCGGAAGAAGTTTTAATATCTCGGCATGCTCGCAACTTAGAAACAGCATCTTATGTTGCCCACCGCACCATCAAATCGGTTGCTGATTTAGTAGCAATGGGTTATGACCAAGAGGAGATCGAGCAATATGCCTCGTATGTGGGCAGCACTTTAGACCCCGAATCTTATAACGAGCAACAAGCTCGTAACCCGTTTGATAATACTGTCTATCCTGATCGTAGTGATAGTGGGGGTAAGGATGTTCTGTATATCGAGCACTATCTGAACTACGATTACGATGATGATGGCATTGATGAACGCTTGCAAGTATGCACTATCGGGGATGGTTTATATATTCTCAATGTCGAGCAGATTGATGATCTACCCATAGTCATGTTTTGCCCAGACCCCGAACCCCATACTGCTATTGGGTCATGTCCGGCAGATTATTTAAAACCGATACAGGCAGCCAAATCACAAATTATGCGTGATACTTTAGACTCACTAGGGCATGCGATCTTCCCCCGCATGGCTGTGGTCGAAGGGCAAGTCAATATTGATGATGTGTTGAACACCGACATTGGGCAACCTATCAGAGTACGAGCACCGGGCATGGTCCAACCTTTTGCCGTGCCGTTTGTTGGTAAAGAAGCCTTCCCAGTTTTAGGTTATCTGGATGAAAGTAAAGAAAATCGTACTGGTGTATCTAAAGCCAGTGCTGGTCTTAATGCCGATGCTCTACAATCAAGCACTAAAGCTGCGGTTGCTGCTACCATGTCAGGAGCCCAAGGGCGTATTGAATTGATTTGCCGGCACTTTGCCGAAGGGGGCATGAAAGATTTGTTTACTTTGGTCAATAATTTGGTCATCAAACACCAAAATGCTCAAGATGTATTCCGTTTGAACGGCAGATTTATCCCCGTTGACCCTCGTTATTGGGACAA